AGAAGATCTTATGCGAGAGGGCAACAAGAAACGTGCCAGAGGTGTAGGCGGCAATGATCTTGAAGAGTTTATGGCTCTTGAGCAGATCCGTGAGAAAGAAAAGCAACTCAAAGAACTGATGATACTGTCTGGTCGCCCTGGTCTGTGGCGTGACTATGAACGCTTCTGTGAAGAAGCCAAGGACGGTAGGGCTAAAGCTAGGCAAGCTGCTGTAAAGCGCCGAAAGAAAAACATTGAGACTGCTGGCAACGTAGGTGTTGGCCTCGTTATTGTGTTTGGCATAGTTGGCATATTGTTGTTTGCCTTCTGGATGCGGGGTGCTTTTGCACAGGCTGCTAACGATCTGACTGTGTGCAGACTTACCAAGTGCATGAAGATTGATAAGAAAACTACAGCATGCGTGTATCGTGGCGCACACAATACCCAAGAGACTTTGATGTTTGCGCCTTATGAGTTTCGCCCAAAGGAATATCTCTGCCAGTGGGACATTGATCAGCCACCGCCACCCAATATTTATGACACCCTCAAAGCAATCAAGGATAGCCAGAAATGAGTGCTGAACAGGTTTTGCAGTGGAAGATACTGCCGCGCTTTATGATGTTTGTAATGACTATTATGTACATTCGTGTGATTGAATGGGGAATGTCATTAGATGATATTACTACACAGCAGTCCGCGATGGTGAGTGTGGTCAGTGGCGCAATGACTGGCGCTTTTGCTGTTTGGCTTGGAAGTGAGAAGCGATAATGTGGGACATGCACAACAGGACAAAATAGATGATACAGGCTTTACTACCTATTATTGGTGATCTTGCTGGCGGTTGGCTGAAAGGCAAGGCTGCTGAGAAGGCCGCTAAGAGTCAAGTAAAGGTGGCTCGTGCTGAGGCTGAGGCTGAGGTGATGAAGGTCGCTGCCACGCATGAAGCTGGCTGGGAAAAGATTATGGCCGAAGCCAGCAAGGATAGCTGGAAGGATGAGGCTTGGACTATTCTGTTTATAGCTATCATTGCTATGTGCTTTATCCCGCCATTGCAGCCGTATGTTGAGCGTGGGTTTGATGCGCTGGGCCGCACGCCGGATTGGTTCCAGTGGGCAATGTATGCTAGTATTGCTGCATCATTTGGTCTTAGAGGTATCAAGGGATTGAAAAAATAATGGCAAAGAAACCTGGTTTATACGCAAATATCCACGCAAAGCGTAAGCGGATTGCTGCTGGCTCTGGAGAAAAAATGCGCAAGGTTGGTAGCAAGGGTGCGCCTACTGCTAAAGCATTTAAGCAATCTGCAAAAACTGCTAAGAAAAAGAAGAAATGAACAAAGATCAGTTACGCGAAGAACTTGCGGATGATGAAGGCTGTAAAGCAGAGATCTATTTAGATCATCTGGGACTGCCTACGTTTGGCATTGGGCATTTGGTGGTAGAGCAAGATCCAGAACACGGTCAGGCTGTTGGCACGCCTGTCTCTGATGAGCGTGTGCGGCAAGTGTTTGCCTTGGATATCGCTTCAACGCTGGATGAGTGTCAGGTTCTGTACCCAGACTTTGACGATCTGCCGGAAGACTGCCAATTAATAATCGCAAATATGATGTTTAATATGGGCAGACCGCGCCTCTCCAAGTTCAAGGGTATGAAGGCTGGCGTTGATGCACGCGATTGGAACAGGGCGGCAGACGAGATGGTAGACTCACGCTGGCATGATCAAGTCCCTAACAGAGCCAAGCGGCTCGTCAAGCGTATGAGGGCTTTGTCTGATGGCTAGGACACCGGCATGGCAGCGTAAGGCTGGCAAGAATCCCAAGGGCGGCTTGAATGCAAAAGGCAGGGCTTCTGCACGCAAACAGGGCATGAACCTAAAAGCGCCTGTGAAGAAGGGTGACAACCCACGCAGGGCCAGCTTCTTGGCGCGTATGGGTGGCATGAGGGGGCCGGAACGAGATGCGAAGGGCAAACCTACCAGGCTCCTGCTTAGTCTCAGGGCATGGGGTGCAAGCAGCAAGGCTGACGCAAAGAAGAAGGCTTCTGCAATCTCCAAAAGAAACAAAGCCAAAAAAGGTAAGTCAAAAAAATAAGGGGGCAAAACCCCCCTACTTATCCCCCCCATATTTCTCTGGGTGAAGGCAGCCTAGACATATGTCATCGCCAGTTCCTAGAGTAACCCAGTCATCGTTGGCATAGTCACACTGCTTGCCGCAGTATGCGCAGTTAAACAACATGGATCTTCTTGTATACCTGTGAGTTTTTGCTGCGGTGGCTTTGCGGTTCTTCCGGCCCAAATTCACGCTCCTTCAACTCATCGACCAAACGCTCTGCTTTTTCTAGCCAGCTTGTGAACTCTGGTGAACTTTCTCTTTTAGAGGCATGCACCATTGTTGTGTGATCTCTGTTCATGGCATAGCCCATCCTACAATAAGACAGGGTTGTGTGGTTTTCACACAGCCGCACAAACAGTTGTCGCGCATCCACTAGGTACGCCATCCTGCGCTTTCCACGCAACTCAGCTAGACTGAAGTTAGTTACTTGCTGCACGATTTCTATGATGTCCAGCGCCTCTAACTCACGGCAGTATTTTTTCCAGTTTTCTGGCAGCATTTGATTAGCCTTCTGCCGGCCCGATACTGATCTCTCCGATATTGGTATTATCTTTCTCACGCTCTTCCTCCTTTAACATTTCCATTGCTACCTCAAAGCAACGCCCTGCGAATGTCAGCATTTCTCTGCTGTTCATTTTTTTGATGTGGAGGTTGCCATCAACACTGACAGCAACCCCATCGTTTCTAGGTATTATCAGGAATGGATGCTGGTGCATCTGTGATCCTTTCGATTTCATGCTGAGTAATGTACCAGCGGCCACCCAAACGCTTGCCTTTGATAATCCCCTTGTGGAGCATCGTACGCAGCATGTTCACCTGAGACTTACTATCGGTGCCAAAGAGCAATAGAGAGGCCTCACGGGGGCTTAGAAGCGCCTTAGAATGGGATGTCTGGGTCATCGTCCTCTGCCTTTGGCTGTGGTGCCGCATATTTAGTACTGATTGCGTTACCGATTGGCTTCATAGCTGGCTGTGAAATGCCGTCAGCGATACTGTCCTCACCCTCGTATTCAGTGACACGGGAGATGCGAATAGAGATAGTGCCATCCTCGTTGGGGAACAGCGATACTTGGTGGCGCTGTCCATCTCGCAAGGTGATATCCGCATAAGTCTTTTGCTCAGCATCGTAAGGCTTCCAGTTGCCGTTGCTATACTGCGCCTTACCTTTTCCCTCAGTGTTGGGGAACAGCTTGATGTAGGTAACTGTGTCATAGCGTCTAGCCATTCTGTTTTAACTCCTTCATGCGCTTCTGGCATAGGTTTTTGATGTTCTGAAAGATCTCAGGAAACTCTTTGTTAGATATTTCCATGTACTTCTTAGTGAAGTCTGCGTTCATCCAGTCGGTAATCTGCTTCATGTCAAACTCAGGCAGATAAGCCTCTGCTTGCTGTTGCAACTCTAGCAGACTAGCCGGTGGCTGCTTGGGTGGTGGCATGGATGCAATGGCTTCCTCTTTCCTGCCCACACCATCCATCTCGTTGGCTGACGCATACTCGCCGCCAGCTAGGCCCAACGATGCCAAGGCACGGCCAATGGCAGATGTCTCACAGTTTTCCAAAGCGCTGGTCTTGTTGACGTTGCCCTGTCCTCTGATCTCCTCTGCCATGCCGGCACCTACGGTAACGCCGTCCATGTTGGTTATCTTGGCCTTGACGACAACGCGCTGGCCGTCGTCTACCAATATGTGTGTGTCTACACCGTACTCAGTGCCGTGCATCTGACGGAACGCTTCCATCCTATGCACGACCTGGGTGTATTTCTTGCCGCCGCGCTGAGTGACGCCATGACTGGCGTTTAACTCAGACACAAGCTGCATAGTTTGCTTCAAGTCAGTCATTCATTTCTCCGCTGGAAACGCCTAGCTTATCAGAGATGAGGTGTACAAACAGTGCCAAACTCTTCTCCATTTCAGCGACCCTGTTGTTGCTTTCATAGACAGCCTTGTGCAGTTCATCGACGCGCACAAACAAATCGTCGATGCTGTCCTGCATGTCATGTGGTGTGACATGCGGGGTGTATGTGTCATCAGGATCAGCCATTTGATACGTTCTCCTTATCGTCACGCAGCACATGCACCAGTTCCTCAACGAAACCCACTGTCAAGCCGTAGTTTTCGACGCAACCGCGATAACGCTCCAACCATGCAGCCAAAGATACGCCAGCTTGACGCCGCAATTCTGCCTGTGCATTTTCATCGTTGGGATCAAACGGCTCGTAACCGCCGCCATCTCTGCGCTTGGCGACAGGAGATATGTACGCAGGGTACTCGGTGACCTTGATGGCCAACACCTCGCTGTCCACACTTTCTGTTTTGGCCACGATACGCAAGCCACTCGCAAGCCTACGCGCCATGTCGATACGAAACTGCCGCGCTGCTTCTGCATCATCCATCCCATAAAACGCCTCATAGGCCTCATGCTCTGGTTGTTCTTGCAGCCAATCGACAAACTCACCTGGCACAAACATGTTTGCACCTGTTACTTGCAGATAGTCGTCAATGATACGCTGCTTAGTCTTCTTAGAAAAATTAGCCATTTTATTCTCCCTTAGCTAAAGATTGATTGATAGTGGATTGCCTCGCCCAGACAGGCCGCAAAACGCCGGATCTCTCCACGCCTCAACTTGACCGCCTAAACTTGCCTTCCCACACCGGAACTGAACCGGACAAAACAGAGCGAACCGTGACCGCCTCGCCTATCCTTGCCATGCCGTAACATGACTTGCCGTTGCAAGCCTCACCATGACCGCCTAGTCCCACCTAACACTGCCAGTCCTGACCATACCGAGACCGCCTCGACATACCAGTCCTAAACATATCTAACCGCGACCCGTGAAAGGGGCGGCGCACCGCCCCTGTCAAATTATTAGGCTGCTCTGCGCAACCGTTCTTCTTGGATGAACTGCATCAATTCCGCTGTCTGTTCATCGGCGCATTCTGGCTGTTCCATAGCCAATTCCTGCACCGCACGCCCCTCTTTAGATGTCTCATCCCAGATTTCTTGCATGTCACCCATATCTTCAGAACTGGCCACCTTAAATGTGCCATACATGCCCTTTCCCTTTTCCTGTCGGAAATCACCAATGCCTACGATAGTGCCGGCGTTCTGCAACAAAGACACAATGGAATGCGATGATAGAGTCGGTATAACGAACTTGATGTCCACCTCTGCGCACCAGTTAGGCAAATAAGCACGAGTGCGCACATCAGGCGTCCTGTTCATGTCAGCAGACCGCACAATATCCATCTTCAAGTAAGGCTTACCCCAAATTTGTATATGGCTTTCTGGCAAAAATATCAGGCGCTGCACGCTGCTCTTTGTAATACCAGCGGTTTCCAATGCAGCGGTAGACATGGCCGCCTTTACGCCAGCGGCTGGGAAGCAAAGGTAGGTGTCGCCTTTCGACTTCTTATAAATGCTCTCACGATATTCTTGTTCTGGATTGTGCTTGATATCCTTCTTCTGAGCAGCGGTTTTTTTGCCGCCACCGACAAGCAGATCACGCCACGCCTTTGCCCCCATACTATTAAAGTACATCGGTGTTTGCCCAATCATGCGCAGCTTGATACGACCCTGCTTAAGTGCATGAATCTCCATAGTTTCAGTAGTTTTTTTAGTTACGGCCATTGTTTTCTCCCTGATAGAACTCTTTGTGCCACATGACCATCTGGCCACGCCCTGACAATCCCTTGCGTTTGGTGCCATCTACAAAGATGATACCTTTCTCTTTTAGCTGTTTGTAACGCGCAGTAACGGTGCTATAACCGTGCTGCGGCAGGGCTTTCAGCACCTCGTCTGAAATGCACCCTGCTGCACCGAAAAACCAGATTGCATCAGCGACTACGCTTTCCATCTCTGTGGCGTTGATGCTTTCTGCTGCGTCATGACTGGTGGCCGGATCATCGCGGCGCACCAGCTTGTATGCAGGGGTGCTATTCATTATTGCCCCCATACTTGCTGTCACGGATTTCACGCAGCCTTGCATACAAAAGCATTTCATTTGCAATAATGCGCAAGTGTTTTGGCTTGTTTTGACCCATCATTTCTCCAAGATCAGGGATGCCAACCCCAAGATTGAAATCTAAGGAAGACACCATCATGTCAAGTTCTTCCTTAGAAAGCGTGATGTTCACTTTCGCCTTTGGTCGTCCTACTTTATTAGCCATTAAAACCTCCATAGTTGCTTGGCTATATCTACGATTGATGGGCCATGACGACGCGCTATCTCATTAAAGTCTGGCTGCACTAGGCCGGCCAGATTGCGCCATGATCCGTGTGCGGCTTTCAACAGATTTTGACTTATCTGCCATGACCGCACGGCTTCAGCATATGCTCTATCCAAAGCCTCTGGCTTCAACGCATCACAGTTGTCAGCGTTGGCTAGGTAATAGCCTGATGCGCTGACGTATAGCAGTGATGGTGGTTCACCAGTTGCCTTGGCATAGATTGCTTGCTGAATTTGCTGTTGCGCTGTAGGCACAATGCCGTCTGTCTTGGGTACTCTCCAAGAACGGGTGCCGTCTTTGCGCGGTGGGTTTCTAAGGGGTGGCTTGGCCTTCAGATCACACTGGATGCCGCCGCCGCTGTAGTCTTGATAAAGCATGATCGGCACATCAATCTCTGGCTCTTTGTGCCAACGCTGATACTCGCCTTCGATCATGTTTGCGCCTGTGAAGCATTCACGCACACCCTGTACGGCATGCAGTATCATGTCAGGTATGAAATCTTTGAACGCCTCAAATTCTTCTGCGTCTTTGCCGTCATCCCATGTGCGCGGCTTGTAGCTGTTGTAACGCTCCATCGTCTGCGCGATAGCCTTGGCTGGCTCCATGCCGTCTTGCTGCCCGACCATAGGCTGATATCTATCAAGGCCAAGAATTAGGTTTGCACCGTCTTGCACAACGATACCGCACCAAGGACGCGCCGCCATTGGCAGCTTGGCACCCATATCACGCACATACAGCTTCAAGATAAACTCATCTTTTGTCTGTGTTGCACCTGATGCGCTGTCATGCTTTGCGCCAAACTCTCTGCGATACCCTGGTGTTTCCCATTCCATAATGTGTATTCCTGTGCTTTGTTGTGCCTACTGTCAACACTAATTGCATACCCATTGACAGAGTGTCAACAGGTTTGTTAAAAAAAAGTATGACCTTATCTGAGTATTTGAAATCAAAGCGCATCAGCCAAGCCAAGTTTGCACGGCGGTGCAACTTGTCACCCGCTGCTATCTGTCGGATCATAGATGGCAACAGGTATCCAACGCCGGAAACTATGCGGCGTATATTTTTGGCTACAGAGGGCGAGGTAAAACCAAATGACTTTTTTACCCAAAAAATGCGAACCATGTAATGGCTCTGGCTGGGTCAGGGTGTCGTCAAGCTGGGATTATGGTGACGTTGTACCTGATCTCTGCCCTGACTGTGATGGCACTGGTGAGTTTTACTTACAACGGCCTGAGTATTTCCAAGAGGCTGACACCGACGCGCAGGGTTCTCTGAAGTGAGCAAGATGCAGCGCAACAAAGGCAGTCAGTTTGAACGCTGGTGCTGCAATGAGATCAAAGATCATCTTGGTTACGAGAACGTGCGCAGGAATCTTTCTCAGTATCAAGAGAAGGGCGGCGCAGATATCCTGATCCCGCACTGGTCTATTGAATGCAAACGGTATGCCAGTGGGCCACATGGCGGGGCTGACGCATGGTGGCAGCAAGCTGTTAATGCTGCTGGCGACCTTTCTCCAATACTAATCTATAAATATGACCGGCATGAGCCTGTGTGTAAGCTGTTTCTCTGCGACGTGAACAGGGAATTTGCTGGCAGCAATGCAACGGTTCTCGTTTCTCTGCCTACATGGTTCTATATCGTGCGAGAGGCTGTGCCTTTTTGATGGGCTTTACTGTCAATGCAATCCGTGATATTTAAGAAATATCTTAGCATTGCCGCGCAGCATACGACGCATTGCTGAGTGCATCGCATTGCACAATGTTATCCCTTTTTTTTATAAAAAAATAAGGCATGGCAGGGTGCAACGCACTGCATTCATTGCTACGCGCAGCATTGCTAGGTTGTTTCCTCCCTGAGAAAACTAAAGAGGGGCTTTACGCCCCTCTCTCTTTCTCTGCCAGCAGTTTGTCATAAAGCTGTTGTGAATTGAGTAGTAGCGCCACGGGTTGCGGCACCTTTCTCTTGCCTGTTTCATAGTACCATATGGCTTGTTCACTCACTCCAATGCGTTCAGCCATTGCCTTAATTGTAAGTGCCAGGCGCTGCCTTTCCTGTTTAAACTCTTGTGCTGTCATGCTATACCTTTCTAGCTAGTGATGGCGGGGGTTTGCTGATCCTTTCCCCCGCCATTTCTCTGTCATGTGTCGTCTTCTTCAAAGTCCTTACGCGGTATCCATCCGGTTTCTATGCCGCACTTGTTGCACCAGACTTCGCAATCTGGGTCGCCCTGCCACTCTCGGTTCCACACCTGATAGAACATATTCACATGGATGTGATCCGATCCGCATGTGTGGCAGACAACGTCATTTTCAAAGCTAAACTGTGACATTCTTCTGATCCTTTCTCTGTTAGTCGATGGGGAAATGCAGCGTATCAAAAGGCTTTAGCGTGCGTTCTTCAACGTGCCAGCTTTCCTCTCTTTCACTGTCAAAGTGCATGCGCTTTAATTCTTCTGCGCATTCTTCTGTCCATGCCAGCCAAACGTCTGCCCCCCAACGGTGGCTGTGCGTCACTGCATAAACTGTTACTGATCCTTCCCAAGCCATAACTGATCCTTTCTCTGCTAGCACCAGTGATCTGTGCCTTGTGTGATGGGGCCAATGCCCGCGCTGTGTGTGCTATCGCGTGCTATGATTTCGGCATAGCGTTGTGCTGCCTCTGTCTCTGTCTCGCAGACTTCCCATTGGTCATAGAGATAAACACCCTCTGCCCATAGCTGGCACGGCTCACCAGTGCCGCGCCGCTCTGTATAGAATAAAACCCACATGTCACTGCCCTCTGATTAGGTCTAGGGGCGTGATGCAGTACGGGTGGCCCCAGTCATTGACTGTTGCGCACCCACTAGCGACGTTGAGCAACAGGAAAGCTAGAAGCATGCCAACGCCCAGCGCCGTCACTGTTCCGATGATTGCCTTTGTCATGTCTGCCCCCTAGTAACTGATGCCGACAATGCGTTGCTTGCCGCTTTTGGTTGTCTGAATATCAACGTCAACGCTTCTGCCTTCCATGCCGGAATGAATAATGTATGCGTCCGATATGTTGGCCTTTGTGCGTACCGCTTGCCCCGTTGTGAATGTAATCTCAAAGGCAGGGTTTCCCATGCTGCTATTGGCCAGCCGCTTGATGGTTTTGATTGTCTTTCTCATTAGTCAACCCTCACTTGCATAAGTTCAAAGTGTTCGTCCTCGCACAGTATCGCCATGTCTAGGCGGTCTGTTACCGAAAACATTTGATACCACTTGCCGTTGCCGCAAAAATCTTTGTGGTATTTCTTGGCGGCGCTGCTGGCGAAGTATGTCCAAAGCTTCACCGCTTTGTTGCGGTCATAGGTGCCAGCATCAAAACGCTTTTGCAGGTTCTTTTCTATGCTTTCGCGTTGCTGGCGGTACAGGTCGGCATCGTTCAATGCGTACAGGTATAATTCGCGGGTTTCGTGTGAGTGTTCCATGATCTCTGATCCTTTGTTGTTTTCTGACGGGCCTCGTCAGTGCCGGCGATACCGGCAGACATAGCGCGACGGTGCCGCGCCATGTTTCGGCCTATTCAATATGGGGCTGCAAATATTCCGGAATGCGAAACTCAAAAACTGTAGTTTTCTCGACCCATTCCATGCGCGTGCAATGCGCTTGTGCGTCGGCTTGTGTCGAGTATTGCGTTTCCAGTGTGTAGCGTTCGCCGGTCATTTGATCGTAACCCGATATTTTCCAGTGTGTGGTTTCCATGTTACGCCCCCTGATATTCAATAAGATTGATAACAAGGCCAACGAGTGACCAGAAGAACGACACAAAGCCAGCTGCCGCCAGCCCCATGCCAAGATAAAAGCCGATCTGGTCATGCGGTATTGTTTGCATGATCAATGCGCCAGCAAGGCCAACACCAATGCTGGCAATGACAAGAATGGCAAAGACAATGGCCTGAAGCTTGGCAATGGTCTTAGGGTGTCTATGAAAAACTGCGCGTTGCATGATTACTGATCCTTTCTAGAATAGTGCAAGCTGGCATTCGGCGGGTGCCGGTGCTTGTGTCGGGAATAGCGCGGGAAATAGGCTAGACGCTGCCGGTTGCGCCATTGGCGGCAGTTTAGCTGATGGGCAAAGGCAAGCGGACGTGCCGTCTGCAATCCCTGCCGTGCGGCTGCCACATGCGCAATGCTTTGGCTGTGCCGGTGCCGCGTGTTTGAATGGCGTTGTGATACGGATCACGTTTTTAACGATCTTCCGACGCCCCCAAAACTCGGCAATGGGTTTGACGCCGCTCTGATCTGCTACAGTGCCATTACATACGATCTGCACATGACTGCCAGTCGTTACCATGTAAACAGCATCCTTTGCCGTGAATTGATCGACAAAGCGATATAACGGGCCGCGCGTACCTTTGGGCATGTAGGTTTCATGTCCTACGTCTAGCCGATCTAAAACCTTTTTCTGGTCTGTTGTGTATGTGCCGCCTTTCCAGCGCTTGCCATATGTGCGCGGGTTTACCGCTTTGAAGGCATTCCAAGCACGGGCGAATGATACGCCCGATGCAATGGCAACAGCAGTCACGCCGCAATTCGGGCCTTTGCGTTGGTCGGCAGGGTTTGCAAGCTTGATAGTCATTGCCGCCCCCTATCGCTGCAAACTTGCTTTGAAGTCTTCGGCTTCGTACTGGTCCGGCCTGTCATAGAAGTCTGTGCTAATCCACTTGCCGTTATGCTTGGCGAGAAGTGGATGCTCATCACCGAGCGTTGGATGCTCAAAGAATGAAACACCGGCAACAGTGAATAGGTATGCTGGCTGATTATAATTGACGTTATTCATGATTTGATCCTTTATCAGAGCTAGTGATATATCATCCCTAACCATTGGCTACTATACTGTCAACAAGAAAAATGATATTTATTGAAATATTCCAAGCAAAGCACAGCAAGGCATAGGCAGCGCCACATATATATATACAGGCAAGGCACCCCGCTTTGATCTGGAATGTGACCGGCTTTGTGGGTGTTTGAGTATGCCAGCACACACACAACAAAGACAGAGACGCGCAGCATTGCCGGTGCAGCATTGCCAGCGCCGCACAGCTGGCAGGGCAGGGGGGGCATAAACAAAGGCATCGCCCCCGACGCGTGGGGCCGCGGTGTATGTGTGTTAATTCCCCCTATCCCACACACAGCCAGGAGGAAACATGGCTAGGCTAACGACAAGCAGGGCAGAAGCAGTAGCAAAGCTAGTGATGGACGGGCATAGTCTTGTCAGTGCATGCAGAGAGGCGAATGTTAGTAGGTCAGTGCTGTATCAGCGGATGGGAGAGGATGCTGAGTTAAGTAATCTGATTAAGACGGCACAGCAGCAGAGTGCTGAGAAGGCATTGGAGGATGTCGAGGTTATGTATCAGGATCAGCTAGAGGGTAAGAAGAAGTATGATCCTAATGTATTAAGGGATTATGCTTTGCATGTTAGGTGGAAGGTCGGCAAGGTAATGCCGGATCAGTATGGTGATGCGAAGAACCGTGCTGGTGTAGAGGTGTCGGATGGCACGGTGCGTATCGTTTGGGAGAGCGATGGTGCAAGTTAAGATCCCTTACAAGCCAAGAGACTTACAGGCGGAGATGCACACCAGCGTTAGGCGTTGGAATGTGCTGGTTATGCACCGTAGGTTTGGCAAGACGGTATGGGCTGTTAATCATCTTATAAAGCATGCGCTGACTTGTGAGTTACCAAGGCCAAGGGTTGCGTTTGTTGCGCCTACGTTTACGCAAGCCAAGCGTATTGCATGGGATTATGTGAAGTATTATGCGTCTGTGATCCCTGGCGTTAGTTTCAATGAGACAGAACTGCGTGTAGACTTTCCTAATGGCGGCAGACTTATGCTGTTGTCTGCTGAGAATCCAGATAGTCTGCGTGGTATCTACCTTGATCTATGCGTATTCGATGAATTTGGCATGCAAAATCCCAGGGTATGGGGGGAGGTTGTACGTCCTGCACTGTCTGATAGGGAGGGTGCGGCTGTATTTCTAGGCACCCCAGCCGGACATAATCATTTTTTTGATCTATTAGAACAAGCCAAGTCAGAGACGGCCAATGGCTCTGATCAATGGTACTATAAGGTTGTTAAGGCGTCTGAGAGCCAGCTTGTTAAGCCAGAAGAACTGGCAGCAGCACAGGCGCAGATGACAGCAGAGCAATATGAGCAGGAGTATGAATGTTCGTTCACTGCTGCTATTATTGGTGCTTATTATGGAAAACTGTTGGCTGATGCAGATGACGCTGGAAGGATTACAAGAGTACCTTACGATCCAGCTTATCCTGTGCATACAGCCTGGGATCTGGGTATAAATGACTCAACAGCTATTTGGTTTGCTCAAATCTTCCGTGGCGGCTCTATTAACATCATTGATTACTATGAAAACGGTGGTGTTGGGCTGGATCACTACGCTGAAGTATTACGTCAAAAGGATTATCACTACGGTGATCACCTTGCTCCGCACGATATCGAAGTAAGAGAGTTGGGTAGCGGCAAGTCTAGGCTTGAGACTGCGTTTAGTCTTGGTGTGCGCTTTCGTGTTATTCCCAAAATGAAGATTGCAGACGGTATCAATGCAGCACGCATGATGATGCCTAAATGCTTTTTTGACAGAGATAAGTGTAATGATGGCGTAGAGATGCTACGGCAGTATAGGCAGGAATGGGATGAACGGAAAAAAGTTTTCAGAGATCACCCGCGCCATGACTACACGAGCCATGCTGCGGATGCGTTTAGGTATTTGGCTGTTGGGTTGGAGAATAAACAAAATCTGGTTCGTCCACCGCAACAACAGGCGATGAATGAGTACAACCCGTTTACGTTATGATTGTAGATCTAAACCATTTTAAGACTGCTACGGCCATGATGACGGTCAGTCACTACCATGAGGACTATACAGACCAGGATATTAGGAATTTTATTGAGCCGCCGCTAAGTTTGGGTAACTACCTAATCATTCAAGACGAAGATGACTTCCCATTTGTGTTTGCCACATGGGCGTTTCCTGAGATGCACCACATAGATGAGTATGTGCGCACCAACAGATTCCCACCGGCAGGATTCCGTGGCTGCGGTGATAGTCCTTGGATTATTGATTTTATTGCTTTCGGTGGATTTCAGAGTATTAAAGCTGGTTTTAGATATTTGAAAGACACATTTATCGAAATGGGCTATAGTGATTGCTATTGGTTGCGTACTGAAACAGGAAAAATTGGCTTTCACGCCTTGAAGGAGAACTGATATGGGATCAGGTGGTGGCCCAGATGAGGGTGGCTCACGCGCACAGGATTTTCGCTTGCAAGAGCAGCGCCGTGCTACGGCACAAGGCATGCAAACTAATCAGGCGCAACGTAATTTTGCTAGAAATATTCAAGCTGCGCAACAGTTAGAGGAACGCGCTGCTGGCATTGACTATAACTTGCCGCCTGGTGCTTCTCGTGTATTAGAGGGTGTCGCTAGAGCCAGCCTAACCAGACAAGCAAATATTCTGCGTGGGCAGTCTACTACAGCAGAGCCTGTGCGTGATGATGCTGGTGATGTTGTTGGTGTTGTGTCTAGCGGTCTTTTTGGAGGCAGAGTTTATTCTGGTCGTCCAGGCTCTAGCCCGATTGGCACGCAGCAAACAATGGGTGAGCCACGGGCAGATGTTACACCAGAAGTAACCCCGCTTGTTACGCCTGAGATTGTACCGGATGAAGCGGGGGAAGGTGTAATTGGGACGCGCGGACGTGGTGGAGGCGGTGCGCCTAGACGCCGTAGGGCTGTGCGACTTGGGCAAGCCACTCCTGATGAATTAACATTGCTTTCATAGGGGAATCAAATGTCTTTTTTAACTCCTAAAGTAACTGTACCACCACCACCGCCGCCGCCAGAGCCGCCAGCAAAGGTTGACTATGCGCGTGCAGAGGCAATGGCCGCAGAAGCAACAGCAGCCGCTACAGGGCGTCGTAAGGGGCGTGGCGGCACTATTGTTGCCGGAGCGTTGGGCGATACAAAAGAAACAGGGCAAACCCCAACATTGTTAGGTGGCTGATATGGAACCCGTTAAAGAATTAGTTTCCCGTTTTGAGTTCCTAGAGCAACGTCGCGCTAACTGGGATACTCACTATCAAGAATTGGCAGACTATATGCTGCCACGCAAAGCCGATATTGTGCGAAAGCGCAGTCGCGGTGAAAAGCGCATGGAACTAATCTTTGATGGTACTGCGCTGCAAGCTGTAGATCTTTTGTCTGCATCACTGCATGGCATGCTTACTAGCGGTGCTACGCCTTGGTTCCATCTTTCGATGAAAGATCCTGACATTGGGCGTGATGACAATGTGCAGCGTTGGCTAGAAGATAGCAGCAAGCGCATGATTAGGGCGTTTAATCAGTCAAACTTTGAGACAGAGATACATGAATTGTATGTGGATCTTGTTGTCTTTGGCACTGGCTGTATGTTTGCTGAGATGGATGGCGAGAACTTGCGTTTCAGCACACGCCATATCTCTGAGTTTTATGTTGCAGAAGATCAGTTCGGCATGGTCGATACTGTATTCCGTAAGTATAAGATCCCTGCACGGCAAGCTGTGCAACGCTTTGGCCTAGAAAACGTAGGCAAGTTTATTCAACGTACATTTGAGAAGAAGCCGGATGAAGAGGTAACTCTTTTGCATGCTGTGTTGCCACGAGATGATCGTGACCCAACAAAGCAAGACAACAAGAATATGCCATTTGCATCCGTCTATGTTTGTATGGAAACAAAGATGCCCGTCGCTATCAGTGGGTTTCAAGAGTTTCCATACATTGTCCCGCGTTTTCTCAAGGCAACAGGGGAAGTGATGGGGCGGTCACCTGCGATGGTGGCGTTGCCTGACGTTAAGATGATCAACTTGATGTCAAAAACCATCATCCAAGCTGCGCAGAAACAAATAGATCCTCCACTGCTTGTTCCTGACGACGGATTTCTTCTCCCTGTCCGTACACAGCCAGGTGGCCTTAATTTTTATAGGTCCGGCACGCGCGATACAATCACACCCCTAAACACTGGCGCAAACATTCCTATTGGCTTGCAGATGGAAGAGCAGCGGCGTGGTGCCATTCGTTCTGCTTTCTATGTAGATCAGCTTCTGTCAGCAGCAACACCCAACATGACAGCAACAGAGGTTGTGCAACGTCAAGAAGAGCGTATGCGCGTTATAGGGCCGGTTCTGGGACGTCTGATGAATGAGATGCTGCGGCCACTTATTGACCGCACATTCTCACTGATGTTGCGTAAAGAGATGCTTGCACAGCCGCCAGAGATCCTGCAAGGCCGTGATGTGGACATTGAGTATGTATCACCGCTGGCACGCGCACAGAAGTCTAGCAGCCTTAACAGCACAATGAAGGCTCTGGAGATACTGCTGCCGCTTTCACAGTCTTTGCCGGTTGGCGATCATCTCAACCCAGATGGCCTGGTCAACCATGTTGTTGATACGCTTGGTGTTCCAAAAGAAGTCCTGTTCCCGCAAGCGCAGATTGATCAGCAGCGCCAGCAACGTGCTGCGGCAGAGCAAGAGCAGATGCAGCGTCAGCAAGAATCAGAAGATGTTTACACGGCTGCACAAGCAGCACAGGCAGTGAGGATGGTAGGTGATGGTAGCGGAGGTTAATAAGCTACGCCAAATGTACAAAGATGTATTTGGTGAGCATGCCGGCAAACAAGTTTTGGGAGATCTTGAGGCACGCTGTAACTGGCGTGTTTCAAGCTATGTGGCGGGAGATGCAAATGCCACAGCGTTTGAGGAAGGAAAGCGTGCAGTAATCCTTCATATTTACAACATGATGAGTGAGGAATAAATGTCAGAACAAGTAGCTGAACAGGTAGCCACGTCAGACGCTACGCTGATGGAAACACCAGCAGAGGTAGCGCAAGGCGGGTCTGGTAACGACTTCTTGACCATGATACCAGAAGATATCCGCGAGCATCCCAGCTTTGGCCCTATTAAGGACGTAGAAAATCTAGCGCGTTCTTATGTAAACGCACAGCGTTTGATTGGGTCAGAGAAGGTGCCGCTGCCAACGAACCCAACAGATGAAGACTTGGATAATATTTATGGTCGTTTGGGTCGCCCAGAAGCACCCGATGGCTATCAAATCCAAGCAGATGGCAACGTCATTACTGAAGACATTGCCACGCAATATGCTGATATTGCACACAAATTAAGGCTCACACCACAGCAAGCAGAGGGTGTGCTTGAGTATTATCGTTCAACAGTATCTAACTCTGCGGAACAAATGCAGCAGATAGCAGCAGAGCAAGCTGAAAGCACTGAAGCTGAGTTGCGTCGTGAGTGGGGCAAGACCTACGATCAAAAGATAAACGCAGCATCTGGTGCAGCTAAAGAGTTTGCTGGTGATGAAATACTCAACATGCAGTTATCTGATGGCACACTGGTTGGTAATCACCCTGCATTCATCAAAGCCTTTGCAGCTATGGCAGATTTCAAAACCACAGTGACAAGCGAAGATACGATTGGTGAGGCTGCCGGCAACTTCTCGCTCACACCAAAGCAAGCACAGGCTGAGATTGATTCTATCCTGGGTGATAAAAGCCACGCCTATTGGGACAGTAAGAACGTCACAGCAAGGCAATCAGCGGTGCAGCGTGTTCAAGAGTTGATGGGTATGATCCATGACTAATGAAGAACAAATTGAACTGAGATTAGAGTGCCTTAGAATTGCGATTGAGTTTGGCACACAACGTGATATCATGAACCCATCCCATTTGGCAGAAAGTTACTACCAATGGGTGACGCAGGGTAGCGGTGAAAGCCGTCCTGATGACAGCCGGAAAGACGGAGGCCCGACGCCGGCCAAAAAGGCCAGGAGTGTCCGTAAGGGTAGCACACCGCAACTTGTGTAAATGTAAACTGTAGTTAGGAGGTAGACCAATGTCTACTCAAGTCACTACGGCATTTGTACAACAGTATTCTGCTAACGTGCAGATGCTTTCACAGCAGATGGGTTCCCGTCTGCGTGATGCGGTACGCACTGAGAATATCGTTGGCAAAAATGCCTTTATCGACCAAATCGGTTCAGCAACTGCTGCCCTGCGCACCAGCCGCCACTCCGATACACCACAGATGGACACGCCGCATGACCGCCGTCGTCTGTCTCTTGCTGATTATGAGTATGCAGACCTGATTGATGATCAGGACAAGGTACGCATGCTTATTGATCCAACATCTTCTTACGCACGCGCCGCAGCAGCAGCTATGGGTCGGGCAATGGATGATGTGATCATCACAGCAGCAACAGGCGCAGCAAGCACCGGAGAGACCGGTTCTGGCAGTGCATCGCTTGACGCAACAGCAAACTCTGTCGGATCTGCATCGTCTAACGATGGCCTGACACTTGCCAAGCTGCGTGAAGCAAAGCGTAAGATGGACCTCAACGACGTTGACCCGTCTATCCCGCGCTACATTGCAGTAGGCCCAAAGCAGATTGAAGACCTTCTTGGCGACACAACTGTCACCAGCAGCGACTTCAACACTGTGAAGGCTCTCGTGCAGGGTGAACTGGATACCTTTATGGGCTTCCGCTTCATCATGTCCAACCGTCTGTCCGTGGACGCTAACGACATTCGTAAGTGTTTCGCTTGGGCAGAAGACGGTCTGACTCTTGGTATTGGCAAGGACATCAGCGCACGCATTGATGAACGCGCCGACAAGGGTTACGCAACTCAGGTCTACTACTGCATGAGCATCGGATCGGTGCGCATGGAAGAAGACAAAGTTGTTCAGATCTTCTGTGACGAAACCCCAGACTAAGAGGAGAGATAAATCATGACTACTAAAAACTCGACTCTTGTAGCTAACTTTGAAGCTTCACCACAGGTCTTCAGTGACTCTCACGAGTTGCATGGCGTTCTGCGTGTTGCACAGGGTTCAATCGCACTGGCAGCGGGTGACAGCACCGACAATGACATTGTTATGCTGGCACCTATTCCGTCCAACGCATCCATCACCGCGCTGCAAGTTGCAGCAGATGGTCTTGGCGGTAGCTGCACATTCAACGTAGGTCTGTATCAGGCTGACGGAACGGTTGTAGATGAAGATCTATACGCCACTTCTGTTGCTGATGGCACGACAGCCGTTGCTGACGTTCGTACTGAAGCTGCCGATATTAACACTATCGGTCAGCAGCTTTGGCAGGATGCCGGTGCAAGTGCAGACGCTGGTGGTTACTACTATGTAGCAGTCACGTTCAATGCAACTGGTGGAACGGCTGGCGATATGTCGTTCATCATTCACTACGTTGTGAACTAACATTGAGGGGGCGGTACGCCGCCCCTTCTTTTCATTAAGAGGTGTGTGATGCCATCAGTCGTTGATATTTGTAACGAAGCTATGGATTTGCTTGGTGCAGCAACCATTACATCGCTCACTGAAAACTCTAAAGAAGCGCGGTTGTGTAACAGACGCTACGAGACTGTAAGAGATCACGTCCTGCGTGCGCATCCTTGGAACTGTGCAATTACACGCAAAACGCTGGCAAAAGATACTGACGCGCCGGCCTTTGGTTTTAACAGCCAGTTTACGCTTCCCACAGATCCATATTGTCTGCGGGTTTTGTCATTTTGGAATAGTAATGTTGATAATGAGTTGGCTGCGTACGACAGCAACGTGATGTTCAAGGTTGAGGGCCGGAAGGTTCTGACTAACGAAAGCACATGCAAGATTACATACATTGCACGCCTAACTGACTCTGAGCAGTTCGATACGCTGCTTTCAAGCGCCATAGCGCACCGCCTTGCCGGAGAGACTGCATATGCCATTACTGGCAGCAACAACCTCTCACAAGGCATCCTAGCGCTATATGAGTCACGTTTGAAGGAAGCGCGTACTATGGATGCTATGGAAGGCTACCCAGACCAAATACAGGCAGATGATTTCTTAAACGTCAGGTACTAATATGGCGCGTGTTTCCACTATTATAACGAACTTCCGCGCCGGAGAGTTTTCGCCCCGCCTTGAAGGTCGCATAGATCTACAGAAGTACAATGAGGCGGCAAAAGAACTAACCAACATGGTGAGTTTCCCGCAGGGTGGCATTACACGCCGCCCTGGTTCGTATTATGCCGGAACATCAAAGGATGGCGGCAAAGTACGTTTGATGAACTTTGAGTTTAGTGATGAGCAAGCGTATGTGCTTGAGTTTGGCGCTAACTACATTCGTGTGTTCAAAGATGGCGGTATAGTTACAGAAGCTACCAAGACGATTACAGCCGTAACAAAGGCAAACCCTGCTGTTGTTACAGCATCATCGCATGGCTTTAGCAACGGAGATCGAGTTTATATCACAGGCGTCGTCGGCATGACGCAGCTAAACAACCGTGAGTTTACGGTAGCAAACCAAACAACAAACACCTTTGAGTTGTCTGGTATCAACAGCACAGGCTTTGACACTTATAGCAGCGCTGGTGCTGCGGGTAAGATTGTAGAAATTACTACTACATATAGTGTTACAGAGATTTTTGAGATCAATCATGCGCAGTCAGCAGACGTTTTGTTCCTTGCTCACAAAAGCCATGAGCCAGCAAAACTAACACGCACAAGCCATACGTCTTGGACGCTTACTGATATAGACTTTATTGATGGCCCATATTTAGATGAGAACAAGACCGCGACAACTCTCTATGCAAGCGCTGATACAGGCAGCGTAACAATCACAGCTTCTGCTGACTTGTTTACAAGCGCCGATATTGGACGGTTAGTCAGGTTTCGTGAAGTCCTAGAAATTGAGTATGATGAGTGGCAAGCCAGCACAAGCTACGCTAACAATGTGTTTGTGCGTTTTAATGGGCATGTCTACAAGCATGTAACTGGCTCTACTCAAACATCTGGCAACACCCCGCCTGTTCATACATCAGGGCAAGAAACCTATGGTTCGCTTGTTTGGGAATACAGGCACGACGACACTGGACACGCAGAGATAACAGCATTCACAGATGCTAGGAACGTCACGGCCACAGTTAAAGAAGACGATGGCGGTATATCCGTTTTGCCGCACAACACTGTAGGATCTAGCAACGCTACAACCAAGTGGTCTTTGGGTGCATTTGGCGGCGATCAAGGTTTCCCGCGTGCCATAGCGTTTTATGAAGAACGTCTATACTTTGCCGGCACAAGTGCGCGGCCACAAAGTATCTTTGGCTCTGTTAGTGCAGATTTTGAAAACCACACACCTGGCACAAACGATGATGATGCAATCAATATTACGATTGCGTCAGACAAAGTTAATGTTATCAATCATTTACTGCCAGCTAGATTTCTACAAATCTTGACCACAAGTTCAGAGTTTACCTTGTCAGGCGGCACAGGTTCAGAGCCTGTAACGCCAACCAACGTAAATGTGTTGCGGGAAACTACTTTCGGCTCATCTAGTATCCGTCCTGTGCGTGCTGGAAACAGCACTATCCTGATCCAGAAGGGCGGGGAGCGTGTCAAAGAAATCACTTTTGACCTTGATACTGACGGTCTGTTGGGCGTGGATTTAACCATTTTGGCAGAGCATGTGGCCAGTGGTGGCCTCACAGATATGGTTTGGCAGCAGGAGCCGGAACTCATTCTGTGGTTTGTGCATGCGAATGGCACCTTGATAGGGCTTACATATGACCGTGCTAATGGCGCAGTGGGCTGGCATCAGCACCCACTGGGTGATAGCGGGGTAGTAGAAAGCATTACCGCCATTCCTAGTGGCACAGAAGATCAGGTATATGTATCTGTAAAGCGCACTATCAATAGCGCGACTGTGCGTCATATCTGCTATTTGAAGCCTATCGACTTTGGCTCTGATATTGAGGATGCGTTCTTTGTTGATAGCGGCTTAACATACGCAGGATCTGATACCACATCTATAACCAGCCTTAATCACCTTGAAGGTGAGACTGTACAGATCCTTGCTGATGGGTCTGCGCACGCTGACAAAACAGTAACAAATGGCAAAGTCACGCTAGATCGCAGCGCTGGTAAAGTGCATATCGGGTACAGCTACAACTCTCTAGTGGAAACCTTGCGACTAGAAGGTGGCGCGGATGATGGTATTTCGCAGGGCAAAATCAAGCGCATCCACGGTGTTACTGCACGTTTCCTCAACAGCGTCGGCGCAGAGGTTGGCCCTGACACCGGCAATCTTGACCGAATACCGTTTCGTGATAGCAGCATGTCTATGGACACGGCGGTGCCTATGTTCACAGGCGACAAAGAGATTTCATTCCCATCAGGCTATGATAATGATGCACGGGTAGTTGTGCAGCAGTCACAGCCACTGCCAATGACAATACTGGCGATTATGAGAAGGTCTAATACGTTTGATGCTTAAGTTTCGTCCATTCTCAAGAGATCACATTAGACATATCAAGCTGATGTTTGAGTTGTCAGATGATGGGCGGCAAGCGCTTGTTGAACACAAAGATATCAACGGTTACACATTGTTTGAGGAAGATGTTGTGCTTGGCATAGGCGGTGTACACAACATATGGGAAAACGTAGGAGAGGCGTGGTTGATTCTTGGGCGTGAGGCGTTTGACAAGCCTAAGACAGTTGCGCGTCATACGGTGCATATGTTCGATCACATGCAAGAAGAGCATAAGTATCAGCGTATCCAGGCCAGTATCTCAGTTAAGGATACAAAGGCTAAACGGTTCGCAGAATGGCTTGGTTTTGAAAATGAGGGTATAATGAGGAAATACGGGCCTGATGGCTCAGATTACTATCGTTATGCAAGGGTGATGTAATGGATCCGATGACAATCGCAGCAGGGGCTTCAGCAGCCAGCGCATTTCTTGGGTTCAAGGGGAATCAGGCATCAGCGCGTGCGGCACAGGAAACAGCAGAGTACAACGCGAAGGTTAAGGAAAACGAACTTGTATTGTTGCAGCGTGCGCGAGTTGAGCAAGAAAGCAACTTACGTCGGTCTAATGATCGCTTGACTGCGCAGCAGACTGTGGCAACGGCTAAGTCTGGCATTGAAATGTCGGGCAGTCCGTATCTTGCGTTGGCTGATAGTTATTTTGCAATGGAGCGTGATGCGCTGAAGATCCAGTATGCCGGTGATATAGATCAAGCAAACGCTATGGCAACAGCAGCTATGTTGCGTGCCTCTGGGAATGCGCGTGCTTCTGGATTTAGAACGGCCTCATATGTCAGCCTTCTTAATGGCGCTAGTTCTTATGCTGGCATGCGTCAGCAGCAGGACTTCTTTGCGTTGCAAGATCAATACAGACAGAAAACATTAACGAGTTAGCGATGCCAAAAATACCATTGTACGCAGAAGGCCGTGGAAGCGCTGTAGATCTCGCTACAGGGCGTCTTGGCCCCCAAGCCCCTACAGGTGCCTTTGAAGCGCCTGGACAGGCCACAGTGCGTGCTGCGGAGGCTCTTGGCAGGGTTGGCACAGAATACGCTAAGAACGCTATGCAGTTTGAAAATGCGCGGCAAAAGTTGGAATTTGATTTCCAAATGCAGCGTAAGAACGAGCAAACCAAGACACTTAGCAATCAGTACACCACACGCGCTTATGAGCAATCAGACACATACACGCTAAACAGTCAGGAGCCTGATCAAGATAAAGCTGTATCTGGTCTAATATCTAGCGTGCAAGCGCCGATCCTGACAGAAATTGACACATTAGACATTACTGACTCGCAGAAAACCGCTATCAAAGACAGCGTTCTCAAGCAAATGAACTTCAAGGTAGCTGACGCGAAGAAGTCGGCTTTTCGTATATCAACTATACAAGGTGCAGAGGCTAAGTCTGGCAAGCTGTCTACTATTCAATCTCAGATTTCGTCTGCGTCTACATATGAAGAATACGCTGCCTTGGCGGCTGAAGCGATGGCAATTTTCGATGATGCCGCCCTATCTGGACAAAACCTTGGCGTAAGTAAGAATGCTTTTAAGCAAGAAAGTTTGCGGCTGTTCTACGGAAATGGGATCGCAAATGCAGATAGCTTTGCCTCTCTTGAAAGGCAGCGCACAAACGTATCCGGCGATAACACTTTGAGTTCAGCAACCAAAAAAACCCTGATTGCAAGTATTGATAGCAGAGACACACAATTAGAATCAGAAAAACAAGATGAAATTATTGGCACACTCCTGACTGCAAACTTGTCCAAAGAGGAAACTGAAAGTGCTTTAGCGCAGTTGACCAGTGAAGGCAGTCAGATGATCTACATCAAGCGCGACGATCCAGAGGATGACGTGCTGATTGAGTATGATGGTGCTGGCAATAAGTTTCTTGCAAGAGTCGCCAGTAGGTTTGAACAAGATGTCAAATCACTGGCCGCACAAAACAACAACGATCTTGTAAACCAAATCTTTCCAACCATCGCTGGCATGGATCGTGATGAACTGAACCAGCTTATTGATGAGGCTGATACACTCACGGGACGCTTTGATGGTGCTGACAGGAGCATAGCGGCCCTACTTACAGGCGATGCTAATCGTCGTCTGGATACTATGGACGCTGAGTTGTCAGCGGAAATAAAAGCAGATATGTCTGCTATAGAAATCAGGACTATTAGTCTAGGGGGCATTTTCGACGAAACCACGCAGACAATGATTGCAAGCGTTGATGGTCGTATTAGTCAACTTACTGACAATGAAGTGCAGCGCACTTTGTTTAATGAGACAATGGATGGTATGCGCCAAGCTGGCGTTCTTTATTCTTCAATTAAGTATGGCGGCCCTTCAGACTTGACAGCGGTTAGAAGGTCTATTCGAGACGAAATAAATGATCCTACTAATACGCCGGAAGATATCCGAATTGCAGAAGCAAGACGCAAGCATTTTGAGGCGCTGGTTGACGCAAGGCAAACAGCGATTGCAAATGATCCTGTTAAGTTTATTCAAGATGATCGCGCAGATCAAAACTTAGAAGCAGCCACCACGTCACAGCTAATTGATTTTCAACGCAAAATGGGTATTCCTGATGTGGACATTCGTGTCGCATCTGACGCTCAAATTGATGCTTTCCAAGGACAGTTCAAAGATCCTAGCCTGTCTTACAATGACAAGTCTAAACTTGGCATATCGTTCATTACGTCGTTTGGCGTAGAAAACGAAGGCCGCGTAATGCGCAATTTAATGAATCAGGGTGTGCTGACGTTGGCTGACACATGGATCATAGCCAACCCTAACAACGCTGGTGGGTTTGACATCGAAGCCGCTAATAAACCAGGTGTAGTAAAAGAGCTGAAATCAGCCATAGGCACATCTTCTTACAACGAAATCATGCAAGAGGTCATGGTTCAGAACGCAGAGTATTCTGGCAGCATAGTTGGCGGTGCGGCTGATAGCATAGTGTCACGCGGCGCTACTGGCTCACGAATGCTGCATGTGACCGCCATGAATACGATGATCCAAAACACAGCGGCATATTACATGAACGCCGGAGAAACAGATCTAACCAAGGCTGTAGAACGTGCGGTGGACACAGTAGTAAACAGCCAATTTGCCTTTGATGAAGTGAATGGCAAGCCGTTCCGCATGCTAAAGGGGCTAGAAGGCTCTTCATCTCAGATTGGCGACATACTGCAATTTTATGTTAATGACGATGAAACAAGAGGTGTGATTGCGGGTTTTGCTGACATACCTCCGGCGAATGACTTAACGCCAGATCAGGCGCGTGAAAAGTATCAGGGTGATTTAGCACAAGCGTATTGGGTTACATCATCAGATCACAAAACTGTCTACTTGGTTGATCAAACAGGCAATATGGTCAAGCGTAGGGTTGACCCTGGGCCTACTGCAATTTCACCACAGGATGCTTTTGTTACTATCAAAATGTCAGATCTTTTGCCCGTCATTAAGGAAATGGATGAACTGTACCCAAGGCCTGTAGACAAGCTGAATGAGATTATGCGGAAGGCGTTTAAGTAGTGGTAGACTTTTACGTTCCAGAACAGCAGTACGATCAAAATGCTTTTGATAGTTACTTTGATATATCGAAGGCTGGCACCCTTGATGTGCTTGGTTCTACGCTAGATGAAACGCTGTATTATAACCCTCTAAGCGCACTCAACCGTACATTTGATCAGTATCTTGGGCCAGGTGCTAACGGACGCACGCTGTCTGTTGATGAATATCGTGACAGTCAATATTACCGTGAAGGCATTGAGGTTGGCGAAGACGGTATAACAGAAGGGTTGGCAAACCTGTTTGCAGAAAGACATGACAGGCGTGCCGGTTTCAACTTCACCCTAAACAGGTCGCGCGGCGGGTTTGGGCTAGGCGCAGCACAGTTTGGCACAATGCTGGCTGGCTCTGTGCTTGACCCTCTCAACGTGGCATCAGCGTTTATCCCAGCCGTAGGCCAGGCGCGTATGGCTACAATGGCCGCTAGGTTTGGCAAAAGTGGCAGTAGACTAATGGCTGGTGCGATTGACGGCGCGGTTGGCGCTGTTGTTGTAGAGCCACTTGTTATAGGCCAAGCATATCTTGAGCAAGATGCTGATTATGGCCTGATGGACAGCTTCTTGAATGTAACGTTTGGCTCTATCCTCGGTGGTGGCTTGCATGTTGGTTTTGGCAAGATATCAGACAGGATAGAAAAAAGCGCAGTTAGCCAAGAGGCGTTGGCGCGTGCAGTAGCACAGGCAGTTACAGATCAGCCGGTCACAGCAGGGCGTCTGGTGGAGCAGCAAGAAGCTGCGGCAGATGCTGATATTATCGCTAGGGCAAACGAGCGTTTAGCTAAAGATCGTACCGTTACTGGCGTCGAGCGTAGGTTTGACCCAGAAACCGGCGACATGGTTGAAGAAACCGTGCTGCGTGCGCCTACAGAGGTGCCAGAGCCACGTCGCAAGGGCAAAGCGCGTCCAGAGATTTTACGCGCACAAGAGCCTAAAACACTCATACAGTACATTAGGGCAAGGGGTGGCATAGATCCCAACAGTCAAGGTGCCGCTGATCTTAAAGAGGTTATACCCTCTGCGAAGGCTGGTAAGTTTTATGTTAGCGCTGCTAAGGGTGGGCGATCTGTAGATGATATGCTGACGGCAGCAAGAGAAGACGGCTTTCTGCCGGCAGAGATTGAAGGTGTGCCGGATGAGGTTGGCATCAACGATTTGATTGACGCCGTAAGAGAAGACAAGTCTGGTAACAAACAATACTCGCAAGCTGATCAAGACGCTCTTGCAGCGTTTGAAGAGGCGCAAAGAATACAAGACTTTCTTGATCGTCGCGGCATAGACCCTACTGGCCTAACAAATGACGAGTTAGATCGTGTCATTGCCGACGCAGAGTTGGCTGAGTTCAATCAAACAGCCTCTGTAGGCGTTGACCAGAGTGACGTGCAGCCACAATCTTTAGAAGGTGCGCCACTTACACAGCAAGAATCCATGAACGCTCAGAATGAGGCACAAATACAAAACTACAATCTTGGTGTAGATGCCGATCAAAAGCCAAAGCTAGATGAGATGGATCAAGCTGGTATGGATCTGTCTATTCAAGAGTTCCAAGAAACGGTAGATGAGATTGCGCTACTTGAGCAAGACATAGAAGTGTTGCGTGCTGACATAGATATTCCTGCCGATATGGATGAGGACATTAGAATAGCTGATGAAGCTATGCGTCGTGCAACAGACTACATGGAAGAGGCGGCTAGAACAGCGGCAGTCTGTGTAAATAGGAATGGGCGGGGTGTAGGATGAGCATTAAAGTTTGCGCGGCAGAACTACGCAAGATTGCCCAAGACAAAGACATTGCGGTTGCTCAGGATGAGATCGACTCCATCCTTAAGATTATGCAAGACAAGATTGACCGTCGCGGTGGTGTGTACGGTGACAGCGAACTTGGCGAGTTAATTCAAGAGGCAAAAGATCTGGCGCAACGGGCTAGGATCGAAGCCGCGATACAAAAACGTAACCGTCTAATCAATGCGCGTGCATACGCTACTGTTATGACAGCACTGCGTCAGGAGCCTAATGATCCTGGAAAGGCGTTGTCAGCCATACTTGTTGGCGATGCGCGGCGCAGCTTGTATAGCGTTGATGCCAAACAACGCAGTGTGTTTCTTGACCACAGCGGCGCGTTGGTAGCGGAACTAAAGCGTAATGATCTGCTGGATATCTTTCGTTCTAACGAACTTGATGAAAAGATTTATCAAGAGATGTTTGACGGCCTTGGCACTAGCGGCAGCAAAGAAGCGCAACAAATTGCAGAGGCTATCAAAAAAGTACAAAAGCGACTTCTTGACCGCAAAAACCGCAACGGCTCCAACATTGGTGAGTTGGAAAATTATGTTGTGCGTCAGCATCATGATCCGCTGTTGATTCGCGGCAAAGGCACAGAAGAAGACAAACAAGAGTGGATAACTTTTGTGTCCGAAAACATGGACATAGAAAAGACACTGGCTAACAAGCCGGACGACATGACAGAAATAGAGTTTCTTGGCTCAATGTACGATAACCTTGTCAGCGGAAACCACATGAAGGCTGACGGCGTAGGCGGTGTTGGTGGTGCGCAACCAGAGTTCAAGGGACCAATGAACCTTGCCAAACGACTTAGTGCGCAACGTATTATCCATTTTAAGGACGGCAAGTCTGCGTTGTCTTACGCAAACAAATATAGCCGTATGAAACTTTCAGAGGCTGTGTATCAGGGCATTTCGCATGATGCGCAAGCTATTGGTTTGCTTGAGACTTTTGGCACAAATCCAAAAGCTATGTTTGAAAAGATACTTTCTGAAGTTAGGCCAAAGGGTGTTGCAAAGCCAATCAAAGAAGGCCGGCTCAAAAACCAATTTGCAGAATTAGACGGCACAACTCGTGCATTGGGGGCTACACAACCCATTCTCAATACGAGCGTTACTTATGCCGGTATAGCTGCTGGCTTCCGCATGGTGCAGTCGATGGCCAAGCTTGGTTTTGCAACCATTTCGTCATTTTCAGACATTGCTACCAAGGCTTCATTCATCAACGCGAATACAGAACGCAATATATTTGGTTCTTATGCAACGGCTTTGCGTGACACATTCCGCTTGTTTAACAGTGAAGAACAAAAGGAATTAGCATATCTGCTGAGTGTAGGTGTAGAGAACGAGTTGGCTGACGTTCATGCACGGTTTGGTGCGAATGACAGCGGCCCTGGCATGATATCAAAAGCGCATCAGTTATATTTTAAGCTGAATGGCATGCAATGGTGGAATAGCACGCAGAAAGTTGGGGTTGCACGCTTGTTAGCAGCGGATCTTGCCAACTATTCAAGTAAACCATACGGCAAAATACCCGCTGAAACCCGCAGATTGCTTAGTCTTTACAACATTAACGAGGCAGAGTGGTCGCTGTTTCGCGGCATGGACATGAAGGCTGCTGATGGCCGCAAGTATCTTGTGCCTGACATAGCTGATGAAATCCCTGTAGAGAAGATCGACCCGCTTATTGCTGAACGCACGGGCCAGTTAGACGTAACGGACAAAATGCGTCAGCAGTTTCGTGATGATTTGCGCACTAAAATATCAGCTTACTATTCAGATAGCGCGGATGTTGCAATTCCAACGCCAGGTGCCAGAGAGCGTGCGATAATGAACCAAGGCTTGCCACGCGGCACAGTGGCCGGTGAAGCAATCCGCATGATTATGCAGTTAAAGGGTTTCCCAATTACTTATGTGACCAAAGGATTGGGGCGGCAGAAAGCAATGTCTGGTTATTATGGCATTGCCAAAATGATGGTCGGCACAACCATGATGGGCTATCTGTCAGTCACCCTTAAAGATATCCTCAAAGGCAAAGAGCCTATGGAGGTGTTCAGTGATGATTATACGCTAAACAAAGACTTGTTGTTTAAGGCCTTCACGCAAGGCGGCGGCGCTGGAATCTATGGAGACTTTATTTTTGGCGAGTTTAACAGATATGGCCAAGGTCCATTAGAAACACTGGCTGGCCCGTCATTTGGCACAGCAGCGGATGTGTTGCAAATATTTGGCAAATTTAGAAGCGGTGATGACGCTGCGGCAGAAACTGTAAGGCTTGCTATGCGTAACATACCTGGCGCTAACCTGTTCTACGCTAAATTGGCTTTGGATTATTTGTTTATGTACGAACTTACAGAGTTTGCAAACCCAGGGTATTTCAAGCGCATGGAACGTCGTATGAAAAAAGACACAGGGCAAGAGTTTTACTTCCCACCATCGCAGTATGTACGATAGCGTTAAAATAGGGTATAAATACCTTAAGGAGCAAAGACATGACCGTTAGCAGCACCACCACAAAGAACAGCTATTCCGGCAATGGTTCTAACGACACCTTTGCTTACGGCTTTAAGATTTTCGATGATGACGACATCACGGTTATCATTCGTACAGACGCGACTGGCACAGAAACGGTCAAGACTAAAACCACCCATTACACTGTAACAAACGTCGGTAACACTAACGGCGGTAACGTCGTGTTTACCGGCGGTAACATACCGGCAACCGGCGAAACTGTAGTGCTGCGCCGTACATCTGAGCAGACACAGACCACAGACTATGTGGCTAACGATCCGTTCCCAGCAGCCACCCATGAGGATGCGCTTGATAAGCTGACCTTCCTTGCGCAAGAGCAGCAGGAAGAACTAGATCGCGCAATTAAGATTTCTCGTACAAATACAATGACTTCAACAGAATTTACTGTTGGGGCAACTGATCGCGCTAACAAGGTTTTGGCTTTCGACAGCAGCGGTGAGATCCAGGTTACACAAGAGATTGGTACGTTTCGTGGCAACTGGGCTGCATCAACAGCGTATGAGGTGCGTGATCTGGTAAAGGACACCAGCACAAACAACATCTTTATTGTGAATGCTGCGCATACAAGTTCTGGCGCACAGCCACTGACCACTAATGCAAACAGCGCCAAGTATGACCTAATTGTGGATGCTGCAACGGCCACTACAAGTGCAACAGCAGCAGCGGCGTCGGCTACGGCGGCAGCTTCTAGCGCGACAGCGGCAGCAAACAGTGAGTCTGCGGCAAGCACAAGCGAAACAAACGCTGCAACATCTGCCACCAATGCAGCAACCAGCGAAACCAATGCCGGTAACAGCGCCACAAGTGCTGCAAGTTCGGCAACATCTGCCACGGCGTCTGCAAGTACAGCTACAACCAAGGCGTCAGAGGCGTCTACAAGCGCAACTAACGCGGCTACATCGGCCACTGCTGCTGCTGCAAGTGAAACTGCTGCTGCGGCCTCTGAGACTGCTGCTGGGACGAGTGAAACTAATGCCGGCAACTCTGCCACCACAGCCACCACAAAGGCATCTGAGGCCGCTACAAGCGCCACTAATGCAGCAACCAGTGCGTCTACGGCTACGACAAAAGCATCAGAAGCAGCAACATCTGCTACGAATGCTGCATCGTCTGCCACGGCTGCGGCTGCTAGTCAGACTTCTGCGGCGGCCAGTGCTGCATCTGCTGCGTCTGCGTTTGACAACTTTGATGACACATATCTTGGCAGTTTCTCCAGCGATCCGACAACCGATAATGACGGCGATGCACTGGTGGCCGGTGCGCTGTACTTCAACAGCACAGCCAACGAAATGCGGGTGTATGACGGTGCAAACTGGATTGCCGCCACATCTGCTGGCAATGTCTCTCTGATACTGTACGAGTACACAGCGACATCAGGGCAGACAACATTCTCTGGCTCTGACGACAACAGCGCCACGCTGTCTTACACCGTAGACAATCTGCAAGTCGTGATGAACGGTGTCATCCTAGACCCTAGCGATTACACAGCCACCAACGGCACATCTGTTGTGCTGGCTGCTGGTGCTGCTACGAATGACCTTGTGAACATCTATGCGTTCAAGTCATTCACGACGGCTGACATGGTGAGCAAGAGTGCCGGTGGCACATTTGCTGGTGCGGTTACTGTGCCGCAACTTAATGCTGACAACCTACGCATCGACGGCAACACCATCAGCAGCACCGATACGAATGGCGACATCACCCTCGACCCGAATGGGACGGGCGATACGGTTATGACTGGCAGCGGTGGTCAAGTAACAGTTGATGAAAATGGTCACATTACAAGCAAACAATCTTTAGACGTAGCAACCGCTGGCGGCAGAATTATTGGCGCAAGTAATCGCGGCACAGTTGGTCAGATTGGCATTGAGCAAAGCACGACAAGCGCAGATGGCGGACATATTCAGCTTTCAACTTGCGCGTCTGGCTCAACAAATCCAACAGAACGTATGCGCATCGACAGCAGCGGCAACGTGGGCATCGGCTGCACTAACGGCGATATAACATCTGACGGTAACGCCAGCCGCAAATACGTCACAATTCAAGGCACGGCCAATCGTGGTCGCCTCAATCTTGGTTGCACTGCAAGCAATGGTGCTGATACAGCAACGCTAGGATTTACCAACGGCGCAAACACAGTTGCGTCTATTAGTTGTGACAGTGACTCTGGCAGTCAAACTGCTGGAAATATAGGTTTCGCCACAGCAGGGTCTGTCCGTGCAACCATCAACAGCAGCGGCCACTTGCTGGTGGCTCAGACTAGCTTTGACACAGCAAATGTTGGTCATTCTCTTACAAGTACCGGATTTGCCCATCACACAAGAGACGGCAATGTAGTGCTGGTTGTAAACCGGAAATCATCTGATGGCGAAATTTTAGAACTTCGCAAAAATGACGCTGCTGTCGGTACACTTGGTGCAAATGAAAGCTATGTTTATATTTCTGGCACGGCTAGAGGCTTGCGGTTTGGACATTCTGGAAGTGGTGCGCAGATTGTTCCAGTTACCGCATCGGGTCAGGGAAGCGATAACAATGTTGACTTAGGTGCGGCAAGCCTACGTTTTGACGATGTTTACGCGACTAGCGGCGTTACAACAGGCTCAGACCAGAACGACAAGCAACAGATTGCAAGTCTGACCGACGCAGAAATGATTGCAGCAAAAGCCATCAGCAAGTTGTTCAAAACTTTTAAGTGGAACAGCGCAGTTGCAGCCAAAGGTGATGCGGCTCGTATTCATTCCGGTGTTATGGCACAGCAAGTGGCGACAGCGATTTCTGATGCAGGGCTAGACGCCGCTGACTACGCTTTTTATATGGCAAACACTTGGCACGAAGATGCCGATGGCAACATTGTGGATGCTGACACAGAGGGTGCAACACAGCGCACACGGCTTGGCATCCGCTACGCTGAACTGCTGGCGTTTATCGGCGCAGCTACTGAGCAGCGGCTTGGTGATATTGAGGCACGACTGACCGCACTGGAGAACGCATCATGAGCAGAGCAAGAGATTTCGCAGACCTCGCCGGTTCGGCAGATGCCGGTGGCATTACTGGCAAGAACCTGCTGGTGAATGGTTCAATGGCTATAAGCCAGCGCGGAACGTCGTTTGCCACTATGGGAAACGGTGACAGTCAATACACGCTTGATAGATTTAAGTGGCAGGAGTCAGGTTCACCTACTTTAGAAATGACGGTGACACAGGACTCGTCGTCTCCCAACGAGATGGGCAACAGCAAGTCTCTAAAGGTCGAGGTGACGACTGCTCAATCATCTCTTGGCTCTGGAGACAGGGTGCGTATTGAACAATACATTGAAGCACAGAACTGTCAGAGCATTGCTAAAGGTACATCTGCTGCAAAGGCACTGTCTGCATCTTTCTGGGTCAAGTCTAGCAAGACAGGCACATACATTGTTGAACTGCAAGATAACGACAATGACCGCATCAACTCGCAGTCCTACTCAATTTCATCTGCAAACACTTGGGAATACAAAACCCTGACATTCCCTGCCGACACCACTGGCGCAATCAACAATGACAACGGTAACGGTATTTCTTTCCGAATGTATCTGTGTGCAGGTACAGACTACACCAGCGGCAGTCTCAACACCTCTTGGGTTGGCGTTTCAGGCAATAACACTGGTGCGGCTGTTGGTCAGGTAAACCTTGCGGACACAGTAAACGCAACGTGGTTTGTAACCGGCGTCCAGCTTGAGGTCGGCGAACAGGACACGCCGTTTGAGCATCGGTCGTTTGCGGATGA